GATCCTCGCGGGTCGCTTCCAGCCCGCGACCCCGACGTTTCTCAACGCGGGCAAGGCGCAGCGCGGCGAGCTCGTCTCCTGCTTCCTGCTGCGCATCGAAGACAACATGGAGTCGATCTCGCGCGGCATCAACTCCTCGCTGCAGCTGAGCAAGCGCGGCGGCGGCGTGGCCTTGCTGCTCTCGAACATCCGTGAGGCCGGTGCGCCGATCAAGCAGATCGAGAACCAGTCCTCGGGCATCATCCCCGTGATGAAGCTGCTCGAAGACGCCTTCAGCTACGCCAACCAGCTCGGCGCCCGCCAGGGCGCGGGCGCCGTGTACCTCTCGGCGCACCACCCCGACATCATGCGCTTCCTCGACACCAAGCGTGAGAACGCCGACGAGAAGATCCGCATCAAGACGCTCTCGCTGGGCGTCGTCATCCCCGACATCACCTTCGAGCTGGCGAAGAAGGGCGAAGACATGTACCTCTTCTCGCCCTACGACGTCGAGCGCGTGTACGGCGTGCCGTTCGGTGACATCTCGGTGACCGAGAAGTACCACGAGATGGTCAACGACGCGCGCATCAAGAAGACGAAGATCAACGCGCGCGCGTTCTTCCAGACCCTCGCCGAGATCCAGTTCGAGTCGGGCTACCCGTACATCATGTTCGAAGACACGGTGAACAAGGCCAACCCGATCAAGGGCCGCATCAACATGTCGAACCTCTGCAGCGAGATCCTGCAGGTGAACACGCCGACCACGTACAACGAGGACCTCTCGTACAACGAGGTCGGCAAGGACATCTCGTGCAACCTCGGCTCGCTCAACATCGCGCTGACCATGGACTCGGGTGACATCGGCGCGACCGTCGACACCGCCATCCGCGCGCTCACCGCCGTGAGCGAGCAGAGCCACATCAGCTCGGTCCGCTCGATCGAGGACGGCAACGACCGCACGCACGCCATCGGCCTCGGCCAGATGAACCTGCACGGCTACCTCGCCCGCGAGCGCGTCTTCTACGGCTCGGAAGAGGGCATCGACTTCACGAACATCTACTTCTACACGGTGCTCTACCACGCGCTGAAGGCGTCGAACCAGCTGGCGATCGACCGTGGCGTGGCGTTCGAGGGCTTCGAGGACTCGACGTACGCGTCGGGCGCGTTCTTCGACAAGTACATCGAGCAGGAGTGGGCGCCCGTCACCGAGCGCGGCGCCGAGCTGTTCGCCGGCCACCACATCCCGACCCAGGATGACTGGCGCGCGCTGAAGGCGTCGATCCAGGAGCACGGCATCTACAACCAGAACCTGCAGGCCGTCCCGCCGACCGGTTCGATCTCGTACATCAACAACTCGACCTCGTCGATCCACCCGATCGCCTCGAAGATCGAGATCCGCAAGGAAGGCAAGCTCGGCCGCGTCTACTACCCGGCGCCGTTCATGACGAACGAAAACCTGGAGTACTACCAGGACGCGTACGAGATCGGCTACGAGAAGGTCATCGACACGTACGCCGCGGCGACGCAGCACGTCGACCAGGGCCTGTCGCTGACGCTCTTCTTCAAAGACATGGCGACGACCCGCGACATCAACCGCGCGCAGATCTACGCGTGGACGAAGGGCATCAAGACGATCTACTACATCCGTCTTCGTCAGATGGCCCTTGAGGGCACCGAGGTCGACGGCTGCGTCAGCTGCATGCTCTAGGTCCGCAGCCACGCCGTTCCCGCCGCGAGCCTGCGTGCTCGCGGCGGGAACAGCATCCCCTGCTCAGACGTTCTTCTCCCCAGCTCTAGAAATCAGGAACTCATGACTCCCGCACACCTCAAACTGGCCGACCGCGTCGTCACCGCGATCAACTGGAACCGCATCGAGGACGAGAAGGACGTCGAGGTCTGGAACCGCCTCGTCAACAACTTCTGGCTCCCCGAGAAGATCCCGCTGTCGAACGACGTGCAGTCGTGGGCGACCCTGACGCCGGACGAGCAGGTCATGACCATGCGCGTGTTCACCGGCCTGACGCTGCTCGACACCGTGCAGGCGACGGTCGGCGCGGTCTCGCTGATCCCCGACGCGCTCACCCCGCACGAGGAAGCCGTCTACACGAACATCGCGTTCATGGAGTCGGTGCACGCGAAGTCGTACTCGTCGATCTTCTCCACGCTCTGCTCCTCGAAGGAGATCGAGGAGGCGTTCCGCTGGTCGGTCGAGAACCCGTACCTGCAGAAGAAGGCGCAGATCATCGTCGACTTCTACCACGGCGACAACCCGCTCAAGCGCAAGGTCGCCTCGACCCTGCTCGAGTCGTTCCTCTTCTACTCCGGCTTCTACCTGCCGATGCACTGGTCGTCTCGCGCGAAGCTGACGAACACGGCCGACCTGATCCGCCTCATCATCCGCGACGAGGCCGTGCACGGGTACTACATCGGCTACAAGTACCAGAAGGGCCTGGAGCTGGTCAGCGAGGCCGAGCGCGAAGAGCTCAAGGACTACACGTTCTCGCTGCTCTACGAGCTCTACGACAACGAGGTGAAGTACACGCAGGAGATCTACGACGCCGTCGGCCTCACGGAGGACGTCAAGAAGTTCCTGCACTACAACGCCAACAAGGCGCTGATGAACCTGGGCTACGAGCCGATGTTCCCCAAGACCGTCACCGACGTGAACCCGGCGATCCTCGCCGCGCTCTCGCCGAACGCCGACGAGAACCACGACTTCTTCTCGGGCTCGGGCTCGTCGTACGTCATCGGCAAGGCCGTCGCGACCGAGGACGACGACTGGGACTTCTAGAACCCCTGATCAGAATGAACTTTGAAGAAATGGAAGGCAAGGTGATGGGCTCGATGCATTCGAACGCAAACGGCGGCGAGCTGCTCCCTGCCCACATTTTGCCCACACTTCTTCGAAGCCAGCACCGGAAGCGACCGGTGTCGGCTGCGCAACTGAGGGGTTCCCGCGTCACTGTGGGGACCCCTCTCCCGTTGCCAAGACCACCCACCGGGGCAAGGTGCCCCACCGGGGGAGAAAGGAGCGGCAGTGTCACGACACATGCCTCTCGGCCCAGACGGTCTCTGGAAGACCGGACAGCGCGTCCCGTTCACCGGGATCTGGATTGACCAGTTCGGCGCGTCGTCGCATCACGAGGAAGGAGGAACGTTCCCCACGTGCATTGGCCGTAAGCGTGAATGCGCATATCGCTACCTGGGATTTGAATACGCAGTGCCAGCTGCATAGTCCCTAGTCTGCTCAGTTGGGCCCTCACCGTTCGCGGTGGGGGCTCTTCTGTTTTCAGGAAGCTTGCCAATGACGGGGGGAACGTAGGTAATAGGTTACGCCAGCGCCAGCCACATGGCGACGTTGGCTTTACGAGGATAATGCGGTATGGCGGGCCTCACCAAGCGCGACCGCCACGCCGTCGAGGTCGTCGTCAAACAGGTCCGCGTACACGTCCAGAGTCATTGCGGCCGACGTATGACCGAGCATCCGCTGTACCGCTTTCACGTTCGCCCCAGCGCTCACGGCGAGCGATGCGGCCGTGTGCCGGAGGTCATGCGGCGTCACCCGGGGGAACGTCTCATCTGCCGCCATTGCGGCGCTCACAGCCCGAACGAACCACGAATGCGTGGGGTGGGGTCGCATCATGGGGACAAGCTCGGTGCCGAACACGAACCCGGTCTGAGACTTGCCCCGCATCTTACGGCGCAGCGGCAACTGCAGAAACGGTGGGATCGCGACCGAACGCGCCTCACCGGTCTTAGGGGTGCCGAGGTCAGGCAGGCCGTCGATCATCACGACGTTCAAGTCCACCTTGAGCCGGTTCTTTCGCAGGTCCACATGCCGGGTTTGGAGTGCCGCGGCTTCACCCCACCGGAGGCCGGTGTAGGCGAGGAATCTGATCGTGTCAGGCTCGGTGGATGACGTGGCGAGCAGCTCGACCTGCGCGTGACTCAAGTAGACGATCGGCCTGCGCTTCTTGGCCGGCAGCCTGTGCCCACGTGCCGGGTTCGCCAGGATCGTGCCATCCGCGACGGCCTGGTCGAGCACCATGGAAAGCACGAACACTGCGCGTCGGACGGTCTGCGCGGCGAGGGGCTTACGCCCGGTGTCGCTATCGCCCGCGAGGAGGCTGCCCACCCACGCCGACACTTCGGATGGGCGGATGGATGCGACTGACCGTGCGCCCCACTCAGGCTCGACGTGCACCCGCCATGCGGCTTCCATGGTGCGGCGCGACGAAGGCTTCAACGTCGCGAGGTGCCCGCTCAGCCAACGCGCCCCGAATGTCGCGACAGACTGGCGGCCCTGAGTGTGGTCGAGGTACTGACCTTTTGCCTTGTCTACCTCGATGGTCGCGAGAAACAGCTTCGCGTCGCGTTTGGTGGTGAACCCGCGCTTATCGGTCTGCGCCCCATTCGGCTTCCGGTAGCGCACCCGGTAGCGGACGCCCTTCGCGGTCGAGTAGGTGGTGATGCTCCCAGACATTAGGCGTGCTCCAATCTGTGCGCCCATTGACCGATGCCGAGGCGAGGGCGAACGTACGTGACGCCGCGCAGCCGAGTCAGGCATAGCGCTTCATAGTCGAAGATAATGCGCGGCGTCACGGTGAACTCTTCCGCCAGCCAATGCTGGTCTGCGTTGATGCGCTCAAGCGTGGAGTACTCTCGCGGATCGATTAGGAGCGCGGCAGCATATGCTCGCGCCTGCCGCTCGGCACGCGGTGTCGAGTGGGAATGGCCGTAATGCGCATGGCCAAGCTCATGAGCTAGTGCGGATCGTCGCTCCGCGTGCGTTAGATCCAGGTTGAGCGTGATGCTCTGCTCCTGAATGTCGGTGATGCCGGCGAGCCGCGGCCCCAGGTCCCACACGTGCACGGCGTACCCCATCTTCGCAGCACGCCCCAGTAGCTGCTTCAAGTCGCTCCTTAGTCGCTGGGATGCTCGCCCGGCGCGAGCAAGTCGGTCTCTTTCAAGTCCCTGGCGTCAGCGGCGATCTCGGCCAGGTCGAGTGAGCGCGGCCGCTTCGATTCAAGATCTTCCACTGAGCTAGGGACACGCTTTCGGATCTGTGCGACGTTGGGAAGCATGGCGAGGTTCGGGTGCTCGAGCGCGTGCCCGGTAAGGACTTCAACGGCGTCCTCAACTGCTGCATCGCGGAACGCTGGTTCGATCCGTCGGATGATTGGCGCGATGACCGCAAGCGTGGCGCTGATGTCGGCGTTCGGGTCACCATCCAGGTTGAACCCGAGAGCGATGAACAGCGCGATCAGCTTGTCTGCCTGTGGCACCACTAGGCCCTGCTGGATGTTGCGAATGGTTCGCGGGGTGACGTTGGCGCGCTCCGCGATCTCCTTTTGCGCGATGCGCGACTCCTGGTGGAGCCGCGTGAAGAGCTCCGCGTAGGCAAAGCGTTCTTGCTGGCTTGCGCGCTCAATGTCCCGTCGGGTAAGTGGAAGGTCTTTCCCTTGCCGTGGTGAGTTCATGCGAGCCAGGGTAGCAGTTTTTCCCCTATTCCGGAAGTAATTCGAATAGTGGGGAAAGAGTTTGCTTCTTACGCTTGCCGATCAAGGGAAAAAGACGTAGTGTCTTTCCTGTGACAACGACCGCAGGAACAGCACTCAGGGTGCTCCGAGAAAAGGCAGGAATTACCGCTCGCGAAGCGGCGGCCCGCGCTGGAGTCTCGGAGTCTTACCTGTCGCGGGTTGAGTCAGGCAAAGCGTTCCCAACCGACGCATGGTTCGGCAATGTCGCTTCGGCTATATCGGACGCGCTCCTCGAGCGAGCATCGTCCCGCGCCCAGCGCTCAACTCACGAAGAGAAGAAGCCCGCCGCGTAGGCGCGCGGCGAGCTTCAAGATCACGAAAGGAAACAGCTTTCATGTCAAGCCCCACTCTAGATGACCGGATCAGTCCGGAGGAAGCGTCCGAGCTGACGCAACTCTCGCTCGACCGCCTCAAGCAGCTCCGGTACGAGCGGCGCATCTACCCGTTCTACAAGGTGCCGGGGACGCGCACCGTGTACTACAAGCGTTCGGAGATCATCTCGATCATCGACGCCGGCCGGGTCGAGGTGCGTGCATCATGACCGCGCTCGACGTGCAGGCACAGCTGGACTCGCTCAAGATCGCGACCATCACCGATGGTGACGTGTGGTCGGCCCGCGACCTGATGCCGTTCGCCGGCTATGACCGGTGGGAGCGCTTCTCGGGAGCGATCAGCCGTGCGATCGAGTCGGTCAACGCATCCGGGCTGGACGCCTCAGACCATTTTCGCGGCGCCGGGAAAATGGTTCAGATCGGTTCCGGGTCGCGTCGCGAGATCGAGGATGTCGAACTCACCCGGTACGGCTGCTACATCCTGTTCCAGAACGCCGACTCCCGGAAGCCGGAGATCGCAGCGTTGCAGCAGTACTTCGCCGTGCAGGCCCGCAAGCAGGAACTCGCCCCGGCTACCGTTCCCACCGGCGCCGACCTGATCGCTCTCGCGGTGATCGAGGCGCAGCAGATGTTGGCGGCGAAGGATCAGCAGATCGCGGAGCTCGAGCCGCGCGCTGAGGCGTGGGATGAGCTCGCATCCGCTTCTGGTGACTACGAGGTTGCGGATGCGGCGAAGATGCTCGCCCGCGCCGGGGTGGAGACGGGCCGTCAGCGACTGTTCACCCAGTTGCAGGAGATCGGGTGGATTTTCCGTGGCCCGCAGGGGAAGTGGAAGGCCCGCCAGTCCGCGGTGGACTCGGGATACCTGGCTGAGAAGCCGATGTCGCATCATCACCCGCGCACGGGGGAGTTGGTGTTGGATCCTCCGCAGGTGCGGGTGACGCTCCGTGGTGTTGAGCGGTTGCGTGTCCGGTTGGGGTCGATCGACCTGCTGGTGGCGTCGTGATGCGCCGTATCGGCTATCTGGTCGCCGTGCTCATGGTCGTGGTTGGCCTCACGAATCAGGGTGCGGGTGTGAACGGGGCGACGGTGCTCTGGTTCCTTGGCCTGCTGCTGTTCGTGAACCTGGTCATCGCCCGGTCGGTGGTGGATGTGCCGCCTGCCCGTGAGGGGCTCGACCTGCATGAGGGTCGCCGCACGTAGCCGGCCCGGTTCTGGCCTGTGTCGCTGTCGAAGGCGACATAGGCGCTGGTTTGCCGAACCCAAAAACGGCACCAACTACATACGCATCACTAGCGCTGAGGACGGCCCGGAGTTTCACCGGGAGGGCAGGGCGCACCGCTTCGGCGGGCAGGTAGTGGAGAACCCCTTTGACGGTGGTGCGGGGAAAACAGACACGTTCGGGCAGGTAGGTCCCTGTCGTTCGTGGGCGCAGAGCCGTTTGGGGTTGCCCTGGTTCGAATCCAGGCTGCGCACGCAAGTAGGTGGGGCCGTGGTGATTGCCGTCACCCGGCCCCTTTGCACAAGTCCGTCAATGACGAAGAGAGAAGGAATCATGCAGTTGAAGTATGCCCGCATCATGGCGGGTTGTGTGTTTGCTGGGGCGCTCATCCTGGGTGGTGGGCCGGTGTTTGCGACGGGTGGCGGGCATGTTCCCGTCGACGTGTGTCACAAGCCTGGGTCGCCTGCGGAGAAGACGCTGACGGTCGACGAGAAGGCTGTGCCGGGGCATCTGGGGCATGGCGACTACCTGGGGGCGTGTGTCCCTGGTGAGCCTGACCCGGAGCCGACGGATGAGCCGACGACCGACCCGACGGATGAGCCGGAAGAGCCGGAGCAGCCGGTCGAGCCCGAGGAACCCGCCGAGCCGGAAACGCCCGCCGAGCCTGAGGCCCCGGTCGAGCCCGCGCCCGTTGAGTCGACGACCGAGGCACCCGTCACCCCGCCCGTGGATCACCCGGGCATGCTCGCGGAGACCGGTGGGAACAGTTTCACGCCCTGGCTTGCTGGTGGGGCGCTCGCACTCATCACGGCCGGGTTCCTCGCCCTCCGCCGTGCACGAATCAAGGGGGTCATCGAATGAACAAGGTGGTTGAGCTGACGCCGGAGCAAAAGCTCGACGGCTACCAGTACGCGTCCCAGCTGAGAGCAACTGACCTCGACGGGCTGATCACGTTCCAGATCGAACCTCACGCGACCGTTACCGATGTGCTGCGTGAGATCAGGCACGAGGGGAGCGGGATCAACAAGGTCACCATGGTTCGGCTCGAGTCGCTGAAGCCGCACAGGGGGTCTGATGGCTTTTTCGATCTTCCTGTCACTCACCCGGTGAAGGTAGTGCTGCGTTGATGCCGCCGTTGCGCCCTGAGGTTCACCCGTTGGAACCGGTGACGGTCGGGGTGGCTGTGTTCGCTTTCGGGGTCGCCGTCGTTGCGGTGGCCCTCGCTGTTGGAGGTGTGCTGTGAGAGCACGGAAGAAGGAACGGATCGGGTCGGTGAACTTCGTGACCGAGACGGAGTGCGAGCATTGCGGGCACGTCGTCACGAAACAGGAAGTCGCCGACCCACTGTTCTACAAGCACTTGGAGAAGCAGAAGTGCCCGGCATGCCAGAAAACGGGGGTGACCTCGTGACCCGCAACGTGCAGTTGGAGCAGCTGATGCACGAAGCCACCGGGCAGACCATGCCACCGCAGGTGGTCGGCCCGTTCACCGTGGTTGATGTTGTGTCGGACACGCCCCAGTGGGAGCAGGAACGACGCAACAGCATCGGGGCGTCCGAGGTTGCCGGGGTGCTCGGGTTGTCGCCCTATTCGACGCCGTTGGATGTGTGGAAGCACAAGAACGGTATCGACCGGGCGTTCGATCCGCTGCTGGCGTGGATCGGGCACAAGTCTGAGGCGATCATCGCGGACTGGGTGCATGACTTCTCGGGCCTGGATGTGCAGTTGCGGCCCGCGTTCATGGCTCGCTCAACAGAGTTCCCGTTCATTCATGCGTCGTTCGACCGCATCTCGCTTGACCCGTTCGTGACGTGGCAGTTCAAGACCGCCCACCACTACACGGGCCACAAGTGGGATGAGGGCATCCCGACTGATATTCGCGTGCAGGTGCAGACGGAGATGCTCGTCGCGGGCACGCAACGCGCCGCGGTGGTGGTGTGGATCGGTGGCCGAGAGTTCCGCCTGTTCTGGGAGGCCCGCGATGAGCGCTTCATCCGTGAGCACCTGATCCCCGCGGCAGAGGAACTGTGGGGGCGTGTGCAACGGCATGACCCGCCCCCGGTGTGGACGATCGCGGAACTGAACGAGATCGCCACGGAGGACGCCCCGATCGAGTTGAGTGAGGACGCGTTCGAAGTGCTTGAGCGGATCACTGTGCTGAGCAGTGACATTCAGGCGCAGGAGAAGGAGCGTGACGCACTCAAGGTCGCGTTGGCGCAGTACGTGGGTGCGGCGGACACGCTCACGTTCGAGGGACGGAAGGTCGCGACGTGGAAGCAGCAGAAGGGTCGGGCGTCGTTCGACCGTGAAGGGTTCCGGGCGGATCATCCTGACCTGCTCGCGCAGTACACAACGCAGGGCGCACCCTTCCGGGTGCTCCGGCGTTCCAAGACGAAGGAGACGAAATGACTCTGAAGACAGTAACGATGAGGCGTCTCTCGTGCGACCGTGACGGGTGCGAGAGCGTGACCGACGTCACCGGGAGCGATGGGATTGAGGCGCGATTCGAGGCCGCAGCGATCGGGTGGCGGTACAGCGCGCGTTCGATTCCTGGGCGGAAGGGCTCAGCGCGCCGGTATGACTACTGCCCGATCCACGCACAGGAGGTGCCGGAATGAGCGCGCGGAAGACGGCAACGCTGATTGCTTCCAGCACGAAATGGGGGCGAGGGGACACGCGCCTGTGGCGGCTTGACCCGCCGTTCGAGGGCACCAGTGTGGTGGTTTCGTCGGCGGTCAACCTTCCCTTGCTCATGCCCGGCTACCGCACGTCCGAGACGATGATCTTCCCCTGGGGCGAAGCCACCAGCCGCCCAGCCAACATGGGGGAACTCTCGATGGTTGAAGGGTTCGACCATGAAGGATGCATCCGAGATCTTGGATACGAGGTGGCATCGTGAG